ACTTGAACTGGACGAGTGGCGATATGGCGTGTGATTTCATCCAGCAGACACTCTCGCAGGAAGGGATTACAGGGGCATTTGCACTTGAGAGCGATTACACACCCACGACGTTTGCACAAGGCACTCTCAGCGGCACCACAGCCACGACAACAACCACTCCATTTAGTTATGCGCCTAACACAGCAACGCCTCCAATTACCTCGAATACTGGAGACCTGGAGTTGGCGAGAGCAGGTTCGCAGGTCATCATCACAGAGGCAACAACAAGCGATTTTGCCAGTGGCACATTGACGAATATGACGGCTACAAGTAATACGCTCAAGCCAACAACTTCAAGTGCTATCCGGTTTATTGCGCAATTCCCGCTCAGTGTCTCAGGGGTAAATGTCGCTGCTAGCTATACAAATACCAACAAAAATACGAATCCCCAGGTTCCCCCGCTTTTAAGTGCGAACTATAACCCAGGCTCCATCAGCAATTTCTGTAATGCGGAGATCTGGAGCGGAAGTATGACAGTTGGCTCGTTCGATACCTTAAACTATGACATCTGGATTGCAAGCACCTCTCCAAGCTTTCAGGCCATCGTCAACCTGACATTTAACGATGGAACAAAACTTTCGGATTATGGACAAGAAATTCCAGATGATCCAAACGTCAGCCACGAAGGCGTATATGATCAGAACAACGTTTCTAGTGATCTCCTGACAAACCTTTCAGTCTATGCGAAAGACAGTTGGTATACGCGAGCCATCCCCTGCAACCTCGTAACGGGAAAAACAATCACTTCAGTGAACATTCAAATCCAGGGCAGCACGACTGGAACCTATACCATTTACGTAAAAAACATCTACCTTGGGAGCCAATCAGGGAGCCCGTTTTTCTCAACAAGTGCAACTCATACACAGGTTAACCCCGCAATCATCACGTCTGGACTGGGATTTAGTGGTGGATTTGTAGATGTTGTACAGGTGTACCAACCAGCCATAAGCACGCGCATTTCTCCTGCGCACAGTATCAGTTCGGTTGGACTTGTACAGAATTCGAGCATTGTCTGGGTGGCAAGCCTGCCAACAACAGGCCCTTTTACTGATATTGTCTATCCTCCCGGTACGACACCACCCACTTCAACCGCCACGGCTGGAACCATGAATATCTACGTGAGCTATGATGGAGTCACATGGCTTATCTGTACCAATCAGGGAGCATTACCAGGGTTGCCGCCCGGCGCAAATGTTACCGGGACATCTCTCTATTTGAGGGAGCAATTTGTATCTGGAAGTGACCCGACAGCTATACCAGCCTTACTCAGTATGATCATCACCATTAATTCAGCCGCAGCCACCACCACAACGGATATTGTTGCAGCCTACGGATCAACATCTGCATGGAATACCGGGACGTATAGCGCGACCACGACCAATAGCAACGGGGATCTCATTAATGGGGGAACCTATACACCAAACTTTACCACGTTTAACTATAACTATTGGACTGGAAATACCGGATCTACCTTATCTCATCTCAATAGAACAACAACGTCCACATCGCTTACCGTTTCAGATACCGGGGATAATGGAACAGTCACGTTCCTTGCTTCAATGAGTGATGTACTACCAATTGCCAACGGAACCATTACGTGTAATATCTCAATTGCCGATGGCGGGACCAATCAGTGGGCTCGAGCAGGAATCGTCTATCGCGGTGCAAACTGGCAAGGTGGATGGATCACTACAGATTCAGGCACATCGGATGCCGTTGGCTATTTGCCAGGCATGTCCGGCTATCTGGTCTATATCTGGTACGATACCACTGGCACAGAATTTGGAGTAGTACTTGCCGCCTTAAATCCAACATCTGCTGGAACACCAGTTGCCTGGGTGGGTCAAGCTATCACATCAGGCACCACATACACCCTGACCATCAATTTTATCAATGAACGACATCAGATTTATTTCAGTGGATACAGTAACACCGTTCCAATTATTGACATGTCCGATTTCGCCTACCAGGGATCTGGAGGGGTGGGATTCTACGCACTGGGAACACTTGGAAACGGACCCGACTGTAATTTTACTGCAAAATGGAGTAATTTTTCGCTTACCCCTCTGGCAACTGGCTCATGGAAAAGCCCGTCAATTAACCTGTCCAGTCTGACAACCTGTGGCTATACTCAGATTTGTTGGTCTGAGATCGGAACAAATGGAGCATCTCAATCAACGGCAAGCGTGCTCACCTCTGTTGATAGTGGCACGACCTGGCAACAATGCCAGAATGGAGCAGAAATTCCACTGCTCACGCCGGGATCTTCCGTTTCAAGCCTGCTCATCCAGGTCATTCTCTATTCAACCGGTGGGTCATTATCTTCTATCATCTCCGATCCCACCATCCTTGGGCTCTACGCCCGTGTTTGTGGACACTATGGCACTGTCAGTGGTACACGTGTCTCTCCTGCACTCAGCCTGACACCCGTGGGTTACGTGGCCAGCAGCAACTGCATGTGGAACGCCAACGTCCCGACCAACACAACTGTCACCGTTGCCACTTCTCAGGACGCCAGCAGTTGGACAACCGTTGGCAACAGCGGAGCAGGCGCTGCTCTCGGCTACTGGACAAATCAACCCAGTGCCACACAAGACTTGTTCACAAGCAATACCAGTGCCAACTACACCAACACCAACAAGAGTGGTGGCTCAACTGCCACCGTGACCTACGACACAGCCAACAGCCGTATCACGCTCTCCGGTGGCTCTGGTGGCTTGTACCTCAACAACTCCATCTCTACCAGTGACATCGAACTCTTGTGTGATATGGACGAGAGCGATGCTGGTGGCCTCTGTTGGCGCGAAGTGGACACGAGCGATTACTACGAACTCGGTGTCTACGATGCCTCTTCGTCAAGTGGCTTCACCAATCAGTTGAGACTGTACAAAGTAGCCTCTGGCACACGCTCATTGCTCGGCTCTGCTTCGTCCATCACGTTCACACGTGGCACGTTCCACAGGATCAAAGTGAAAATGACGGGTGGCTTGATCAACGTGTACTGGGATGGCAGTTGTGTACAGTCGTACTTGGACACATCGCCACTAGCAGCTGGTGCCTGTGGCCTGCGTAACGATGGAGGAACATCACGCTACTACCAACTCTGGATTCAGCCATTGGGCACGAACCTTAGTGGGCAAGTCTTGTATACTCGCGTCACAATGACCACCAGCGACCCGTCACAAATGCCTCAACTCTTCACATTGGTGGCATGCGTGCGCGGTCCTAGCATCGCTACAGGCGCAACCATCGCACAACTACACCCGATCACCACGCCGTTTGCAGCATACTACTCAAGTGAAATGGATACGATCACACAGGCGAGCGGTGATTACTTCTGGTACGTCGATAAATGGCGTGAGCTTCGCTTCAGGCCCAGATTAGCCCGTCCCGGCGCATTCCCAATACAAAGCGTACAAGATCCTGCTGGCAACTACTCTGGCTACTTGTTGTATACGCCAACTGTCACACTCACAGCATCGGCGGATCTGCTCAGGAATCAGCAAGTCATTACCGATGTAACCGGGCTCGTCACACCACCAACCGAAGTCAAGACCGCAGATGGTTCCACAACATCATGGACACTCGGTTATCCCGTGTATTCGGCACCGACTATTCTCGTGAATGGGCAAGCTGCCACAGTCGGTGTGCAGGGTATCGACAACAATAAGACGTTCTATTGGCAGCCGGGCTCTGCTACGATCTCCTACGATGGCTCATTGCCGAAGTTGCCATCTGGGACCATAATAGATATCACTTACGTTGGAGAGTCCACCGTCAACGTCATCTTGAACAGTAGTTCAGCACAGACGACGCAGGCCGCACTTGAGTTGAATAGTGGCATCATTGCTGAGATCGAGAGTGCGTTAACATATGGCTCAAGTAGTGGCAACACAACGAAGGGTATGACCACGGCACAGGTTTGCTCACACGTTACGGGATTGTTGCACCTATTGAGATGATTGGGACAACACTCTATGCAGGGTTGGTTCCTGGCACTGTAACGGCTCTCATGCTACCCGAAATGAATGTCTTTAACGTACAACTGCCTATTGTGAAGCTTACCACTACTGCCTTTCAAAGCAATAATGGCATTATTTATTTATATAGCGCGGACTGCACTAACGGTGCTAACGTGAGCCAGTGGAGTCGTGTTTTTTATACATGATAAATCATTGAAAAATAAAATTGATGAATGTGTGAGGGTGGGTGATTTTTTAAGAAAAATCACCCACGGTTTCTCTCTCCAAGTATCTCTCTATTGGTTTGTATCTACTGGTTTCTTTCTTAGATCGAGGTCTAACTTCATAGGTG